CTACCTGTAAGAGCGCTAAGACCAAAGATAATGCAGTCTTCAACTTCTCCCCTATGTTTTTTAAGATCATAAAGATACTCCCTTTTTATTTGTGCGTAAGTCGGTGGTATGTTTACATTTAGATATGCCATAATTTATCCTCATTTAATTGTACCCCAATTTGGGCCAGATTCATAGTCTACCTTGTTATCTATTTCTAACTTTACCGCAGTCTCCATAATTTTTTTTATTTTATCTGCGTTGTTGGTAACAGATATATCAAGTTCATCATGTACCTGTATATGTGGTACAATACCTTCTTTGTGTAATTCCACCATTGCTTTTTTTGTCATATCAGCAGCTGATCCTTGTATCAACCTATTCAAAGCTTTGTATGTGTAAGCTCGCTTGATCCCTGATCCGTGTTCCACTAACGCTTCTTCGTGTGACAATGCTTTGTGTATTCCAAATTGATTTGGTTCCCATAAATTAAATCTACATCTTCGACCTAACAAAGTTCTTATCTTACCAGCTTCTTGCGCTCTTTCCATTACGCTATACATAAGCTGTTTTACAAATGGTACACGTTCATGATATTTACTAAATAGATCTTCAGCGTCTTCTTTATCTACACCTAACTCTGCCTGCAATTTATTTTTACCCATACCATAAAACAGACCAAGGTTTATAGTCTTAGCTTGTGATCTTGGTATGTTTGCCATATCAGCAACAATCTGGTGAAAATCTACGTCATCATCTTTATAAGCATCTTGAACATCATAGACGGTTGGAAATTTATCTAAAATTGCAAAGTGCACAACTAATCTTGGTTCTTGTTGTGAATAATCAAAACATCCCCACTTACAACCTTCTTCTGGTATAAATAAACTTCTAATTTTTGGTCCGAGTTCCTTGTTACGTGCTGGTATCTGCTGTAAGTTTGGATTGTTGTAACTGAATCTACCAGTCACAGTCCCACCTTGATCTGATCTTATTTGATTGATCTCAGCATGTATTCTACCATTGTGTGAGTGTTTTAATATTGTGTCTATAAATGTTGTGTGTGATTTATTTATTTCTCTAGCACGTGCTATTAATTGAACTATTTCATTTGGATGATTTTGTAAAAAATTTTTTGTAAAACTTGGTGCACCTGTCTTTGCAGTTTTATCATAAGGAAGTCCTTGATCCTTGAACACTTCTTCAATTGATCTTGCAGCCCAAATCTGTACATCAACGCCAGTTTCTTTCCATACTTTTTCTAAACATTTTTTTTCTTCAGCAACTAACTCTTGTTTTAACTTGTGAGCTGCGTCCATATCAACACGCACACCCAAGAATCTCATGTCAACAAGACATGGAAATAGTTCTGTTTCAAGATTAAACACATCTTCAACATCTTCTTGATACATTTGTTTTTTCATCTCTTGCCATAACTTTAATGTTAGTACAGCGTCTTGCTCTGCATACTCACCTACATACATTGCAGGCAATTTATACATCTCAGATTTAGCATCGATGCCCCAATGGTCTGCAGTTTCCTTCAATACAGCCTCATTTTTGCCGATTCCGACGTAATCCCGACCCAAACTACCTAAATCGTATCGAAAGCGATTCTCGTCTACGAGAGAGCCAGCAATCATGGTATCTACAATGGTGCCTTGTATTTCATACCTTTCAGCCCTTAAAAAGCATACATCGTACATAGCGTTGTGAAATATCTTAGTTGCAGGTGTTTTTAATACACCTTGTAACCATCTCGTGACCATTCCGTGGTCCATGTTACCACCACCTTCATGCCTGATAGGGTAGTATCCGGCCCAGTCATGCACAGCCACAGCTATACCTACGATGTGTCCTTTACCTGTTACAGATCCAGACCCCATAGTTTTTAGTCCCGGGTCTTTTGTCTCTAAGTCAATTGCAATCTCATCATACTTTGATAGATCAGGAAAAGATTCTGGTGGAAGCCATTCCGTTTGTGGTTTAAATATCTGTTTCATAATCCCTCTCAATTATCATTTCTATAAAATGTATTGCTTTCAATAGATCTTGCTTCTTTCCTTTATCACGATGTCTGATAATATATTTTATAGCACATCCTTCCGGGTATAACAACTCATTCTCTACTACAAACTTGCTCGGTTGAATCTTGTACTTTTGATAGTGACTCCCGCCGTGCTGCTTGTCCCATACTTTACTCATATTTGATAACCTCCTTTTTTTGGATATATTATGTGTAATGATTCTTTTGACCTTGTTGCTCCTACATACATTAAACGATGTTCGTCAGTAGGATCTTTTTCGTAAGCATCTAAAGAAGCCTTTGGTAAACATAAAGGTAATACAACATTTTGTTTTTCATTACCCTTTACACCATGTATGGTTGATAATTTTATTCTTGCACCTTTAATTAAATTTTCTCCTTTGTTTAATAAGTCCTCTATTTTTATTGTATCATTTTCTCCAATTCTAGATAAGGCTGACTGCCAACGATCTTCAGTGTTTAAACCAAAATCTTTTTTTAACATATCCATATTGTACATTTTGTTTGGCACCATTGCTTTGAACATTTTGTTTGTCCATTCTTTATTTAACATTTTCTTTTTTACATTGTGGCACTCATCATACGATAGATATAAACCTTTCTTTAATTTGTTTTCGTACAAGTCTATGGCTTCAAATTTATCCTGCAAAGGATTATGTTTTTTAGATCTCTCATAAAATATATTGTTGTCTTGAAAGTATTGTTCAAATTCATCCAACTTCCATCTATCTCTAGCTAAAATCAACCACTCTCCATTAGACACATCTATCTCTGATATATCGTCGTGACACTGTGTATGACCTTTCTTACTTGTAGGCATCCATGTTTTTTGAACTCTCTTATAGTTTGGAATTCTATTTATTATTTTATCAGCCACATCAAATACGTTTTGAGGAACCCTGTATGATTTTGTTAATATTTCTTTACTGCCATTTAAATTTAAAAAACTTTCTACACTCGCACCTCTCCATTTGTATATGCATTGATCATCATCTCCTGCTACATATAAGGCTTCACAATTGTTTTTAATACCTTCAACCACCTTCCATTGCATAACAGACAAATCTTGTGCCTCATCAACAAAAGCTACTTTTAATTTAGGAAATTTTTTTGACTCCACCAATTCATTTATCATATCTGTAAAGTCAACCATACCTGGTCTATCTCTTTTAAAATTATTTACTTCTCTTTCTAATCTTAATAAAGTTACCTTATCTATATCGTCATTGTGTTCACCAAGATTGTACTGTTCTTCTACAGAAATATTTTTTGATTTAGCTAATTCTATTAGAGAAAGATGTGGACTATCAGAATTAAATATACCTCCTTCGTCTTCATTCCATGAAGCATATTTTAATTCAATTCCACAAGTTAAACCTATTTCTTTGTAATGCTCACTTTTCATTACTTTTGTTTTATCATATCCTAATTGCTTAAATCCCAAAGAATGCAAAGTTCTAAAATATGGTAGGTCATCAAAACCTAAACCAAAATTATTGTACATTCTTCTATGAGCTTCTTCAGTGGCATTTTTACTAAATGTAAAATAACCTATCTTATCTGGATCAACACCTTTTTTGATGTAACTCTCTACTTTTGTTATCAACTTTTCTGTTTTTCCTGTGCCCGGTGGTCCAAAAATTATATGTGTCATTAGTAATTATGTTTCTTTACGTAACTTTTTTCTTTGTAATTATCTTCTTTTTTATCAAACTGAGGCACTACAAAAACCGATATCTTTGCTTTTGTAACACGTTTAGTAAAACATTTTAAATTATCTCTAAGCATTTGTGATGTTCTTTGATACGGTATCTTCCAATGATTTCTGAGTAAAAATTTATTATAAAAATTATCAAATACAAAATAATGAAAGCCCTCGTCCGTAAACGTACCACCTGTTTTTATTTCATCTATTTTATCTTTTTGTATTCTATTTAAACAATAGTCCTCTAAATAATTTCTTAATAAATCTTTTGTGCTTGTGCCTTCTGCAGGTTCTGTAATCTCTGCATTTTTTAATAAATTATTTGTAAGTTTTTTCCAGTCATTTGTTTTTAATGTAGGCGGATTATTTCTTAATTGTTTTACACATTCTTCTTGAAATAAATTTTGATTAGTTAAGTGTTTTGCTGAATCTAAATATAATCTATCACCATCTACATTCATGTAATAGTATGGTTCTTCTAAATTAACTACTTGTAAATCTGTAAGATTAGGAAATATTACTTCTTGTCCTATACCAAACTTTCTAGATTTACATAATTTTTTATCACATAAACTACACATTGGTTGATCATTACATTTATATCCCCATTCTTTTTTATCATGTTGTTTAGTAATTATATTTACTTCTGTATCTGATAGAGGTGATTCCATTGCAGTTTCATTGAATACCACTATTTTAGATTTCCAATTTTCTGGCCATTTTTGTTTTGCATATACACCATAATGAAACAATGCATTGTTTCTACCACCTTCACCAATTCTATTTTGTGCCATTAACTCTATACATGGTGGTCCATCTGAGTATGGTGTTTCAGGTCTTTTAATCTCTATTGTGCTAATGTCTTGTTGTTTATATCTTTCGTAAAGTTCAAAAAAACTTTCTATACTAGCAGCTTCGCCGTTCTCGAGAAAGGCATATCTTGTTGTTTGACTACAATTAAAATATGGTAAATTTAAAAAATTTCCTGTATCATCTTTAGATTTTAATTCTCTTTGTTTTGGAAAAACTTCTGATCCACCATAACCTAACACAGACCTAATCTCATTTAATTTATCTTGCATCAAACTTGCTGACACATAATTTTTTGTAAATAAAAATACATGCGCACCACCTGACTTTGATCTACAAACTATCAGTGGTAAGTTAAATTGTTTTATCTTGTTAATTAATTTCTTGTGATCAAAACCTGCGTAAGAATCTATATCGATACAACCCCATTTACATTTGTTGTCATCGTTAATTGGTATGACACCTAAACTATCTTTACCATCTAAATGTTTTTGCCACAGATCATCTGTGACTGGTTCTCGTTTGACAAACGATTTACCCTTAATCTTGTTACCATCACCATTTGATTCACCTACTAAAGTGACACCATGTGCACGGTCCAATCCCTCAAATATATTTTTAAATCTTTCTATCATACAAAATAAAAGTGGGCGTTTCCACTCTCGCTTAGACGCCCACTACCTAGGATTCTAGTAATTAGAAGAAGTTTTTGTTGATTCTTCGCTACCGTGTTTAGCTTGGATCTCACCCTTACCTACAGAATCAGCAAATGCTTTAGCCATGTCATACTCATGTTTCTCTGTGACAGGACCAACCTTTGCTACATCCCAACCAAACCATGTTCCTTTGTCATTAGACATCTGAACGGTAGATAGATTATAAATGTGGCTGTAAGTAGGCGGAGTAAACAAACCATTTTTACCCTGCATTCTTAATCCCATCATCATTGAGTTCCATTTTCTACTAACTTTTAATTGAGTAGATTTCATAGAAATCAAAGCTGTTTGGGGAGTATTACCTAACACAAGTACAAAATGATTGGCAGTGTTATCAAGATAATTACCGTTTGGTAATCTATCTTTGTAGTCTTTACCTCTAGTGGTTTGACTAACAATATCACTATCTGCTTCATGAATTGCTACAGGTGCACCTGTGCTGGTACCTCTGTCTGCCCATTCAATGTACTGTCTTTTGTAATGGCAAGGAATTACGGAAATCATATCGTACAAATCATTCGTAACAGTATTTATGATTTTTCCTGGTTCTGCGCCTTCGACGTATTTTCCATCACGCTTGTTAACTTCTGGTGATAGCTGTCCCAGAATTTTTAAGAAAGGCAACGCAAGATCTTCTTGCGATATATTCTGAGCGCCTTGTTGTGCATCAGCTTCCATATCAAATGTAGCTAGTGCTCCTTCTTTTTTTATTGTTACTTGGTTCATGTTACTTGTTCCTTTTTATTGTTGTCTTATTCTC